GAACTCATGTACTTCGGAACTGATTAAAGGGCAATAAAATGGCGTCAAGAACTTCACATTTAGTTAATCCCGAGAAAGGCGTATTGCTCTATGAAAATTCGGGGACAAAAACTGAAATTGTTTCGGTTCATGCGGTATCACATGACAATACCCAAAATCCTGCTTTTTCTTATGGAGTTGATGACAATAATAGTCGCCCGCTAAATTTTGAAAAAAGCTTGTATAGCATTAGCGGAGCAGTATTTAGTGCAGGCAGTTCTATTGTAGACTTCGATACGCGCCACAGCGGTAAAAGCACAGTTTATAGTAGGGCTTCCACGGGTTCTCTAATGGGGAACAGCAGTTCAAATTTTGCCACTGGTGGCGATTGGGAATACTTATTTTTAAATGTTGATCCGTGGATGACTGTTAAGCCAAGCGATTATGGTAATCCAAGTGATAATGTAATGAGCTTGGTTACTATGCAAGCCAACTCTTATGTAACCTATTACGATAATCTTTTAACGGCCCGGGCTGGGGCTGCAACGGAGGACGCTTGGCATAATTATTTTAAACCCAGCCAAAATGTAAGCGGACACAATGCCCGAATAGGTATGAATTATTACAATCGGGGCATGGCGTGTGATCAATACACCAACACGTTTATGGGATATAACTCAAATGCCTATATGACTTTTGGGCACTTTTGGGGAGGTACTGGTACTGGCCACGGCCAAGATAGTCGTACTTCTGATAGTGTTATGTATCAAATTTTTGGCACATCCTACAACGTCGCTAGTTATGAGCAACAAATTGCACAATCCCCTCAAATCTATGCTGACGGCGGTGTCTACGTCATTAACCATCGACGATACAATGACACTTCTAATGCTTATGTAATTATTATCCCGATTAGATACTACTTTGGGGAGTTGCCTTCTAATAAAACTACATTGAATGCGGGTAGTAACGCCGCGTATCAAGCAGGGGCCAGCTATAACAATCCGATTTCTAATAGTAGTGCTTACAGTTCTTTCTTCTATACGCCTGCACAAGCGTATCAATGGCATAAGTACAACAAAGCGACAGATAAATACTACTTCTGTTTTAAGCATGCTAGTGACTCAGATTACGCGGGTATTTATGAATGGGATTGGAAGGATATGACCCGAGGCACCGCAAATCTCGGTGCAATGGCCCAATTAACTGGTAATGGTCCTTCAAGTGGTAATCCTAAGACTTTCGCGAGTGGGTCTTGGACTAAAGTTTCTGATTACCCGCTTACTAATACAAACGAGTTTATGCACCCCCCTTATAAGGTAGGGGCAAATTTGTGGGTTTCGCAAACTTCATCCAGTGGTTCGTACTACTCTACCGACCTTAAGACATGGACCCCGGCGGCCACTTATTTTAGCAGCGTAAACAGTTTGTATGTAGTTTCCAATCAAGGTGCCAACGGAGAAAAATTCTACGGTAAGAGTGGTACTACTTCCGTTGTACGGCCGGTATCTGGCTTTGCGGACGTTCCAAAGTCAGGCCTGTTAGAAAATGCTACGCCGGTAGGAAATTATAGTCGTACTGGGATTATTTTAAATCCCGGTGACTGTATTTATTCTGAAAATGCAGACTTACAAACGGCTTTATCGGTAACTGTTAATGCGGTGGATGTCTAATGGCTAGATCAATTCGACTCAATACCGCGAGTGGCGCTGCTGCTTCTTCGGGAAGCTCTGGGTTATCTCAAGCAGAAGTAGAGACTATTGTAAATGACAAGGTCCGCTGGACTTTGCATTATGAAGTGGATTACTCAAGTAGCGGTATCCCTTCAGGCGGCTACTTGCCATTAATTGAGACTGTTGATTTTGATAATGTCTCAGCGTATCACTGCATTATGCGCGGCTTTGGCCCAAATAGTGGTACAACTCGCCTGCAGTTTAAATTTAGTAACGGGACCACCGTGCTATCGGGCAATAGTCAATGGAGCTATCAGGCTGTTCATGGAACTTCACAATATAATGGCACGGGAAGCAATACAAATTTTAGCAACGGTATATGGGAACCGCAGCCGTGGAATAATGATTCCGTTGGTTCTAGTGGTGCCCAAAATCACAAAGAAATAATTTTTTTCTTTAATAGGTCGGATACTCCCAACAGTGGCAGGAGACAGTTTCAGGCCGATTATCGAGTGTATGTTCCTGAACACGGAGGCTATCAAAACTACGGTTCTCGTAGCTTTCATTCAATAAATGCTTCAGGAGATTTCGATAAAATTGAATTTGGCTTTAGTGGTGGGAATTATTATGACCCCACGACGGCCGGAACAACACCTTATGTACAGGTGTATAAGCAACTTCGCGCCCCCGCGACTTAATTTTTAACAAGGAAACTTCACAATGTCTAAGATTATTGTAGATCAGATACAGAAGAACGGCGGGGACGTACTGACTCTGCCGACTAATGATGCAACGGCAAATAATCAGCCACTTGTTGGTTCAACAACCGGCGTTCTGTCTCACTCTCCCTTGGCCCTACCCGCCGCAGATGGAGCCGCCAATCGTCCAGTGACAACCGATGGCTCTGCTCAATTGCAGTTTGGTAGCTTTAGCTTACCAAATTCAACGGGCACCAACGGCCAAACACTAAATTCTGATGGAAATGGTAATAGTTTTTGGGGATCAGCCGCTGCACCAGTTCCTGTTCATACAAATTCCGATCATATTATTGGGACGGTGGTAACCTCAACTGCTCAAGAGAACTCCTATAGTACTGGAGATTGGTCTAGTAGTGCGGCATACACAACATATCGCCACGATGACTTTTTTAGCAGCGCAAACAGTACGCTTCAGGGCTGGAACATGTTTTTAGGTGACGGCTATCCTGATGGATCAGGTCAAGGAATGTTTGCTAACAACCACGGCCATAACCAACATCGCATGAAAGAATTCGCTGCCAATAAGCGAGTAGGTCATTCTTATAAGAAATTTTATTACTACGACAACCAAACCAGTTACGCGGGTTTGACATGGCGGTGTTTGCCTATCCGAAATGGCAGTGCTAGTTCGATAAATATAAATGTCTATGGGTACGCTTCTTCCTACACTACTTACACTAGCCTGTCTATGGGGTACTACACGCCTACCTACTCCAGTGGCACTAATTATGCAAATGTGACCGGCGGGTCGTGGTCGCAACTTGCAAGCTACAATAGTTCAGATCCAAACCGAAATCTTAGTGGACAGGTTACTGTTCCGGCTGGAACTACTGTTTTGGTCTTTTTGAATTCGGGTCATTATTACCATACGACCTATCAATTTACGGATACTAACTTCTTCTACAACCTCGACACCACTTTTTCTAATGAAAATATTTATTGTGATATGAGGATGTTGGAGACGTTAGCTATCGGCCGTTGTCCGCACCTTACTTACAACGGCAATGCCGTCCATCAAATTTATTCACACTGTGCTGCACTTTACGGAGATCGATAATGAGCATGTATTTTAAGTTCACGGCTGACGGAAGAGTCGAAGGAACCTCACAAGTAGAAGTAGAAGGGTATGAGCTTGTCTCTGCAGAGTTGGCAGCAAATGGTGCCTACCTTTTAAAAACTGGCGAGGGCGAGTACCGTCGCCAAACCGATGATGAAATTGCCGCTGATGAGGCTGCTTATAGAGCAGAGGCTAACGGGGTAATGAATCGTCACCAGAGAAACGTAAAACTCGCAGATTCCGATTGGGTTGTTACCAAAGCTTTGGAGTCCGGGGGTTCTGTCCCCTCTGATTGGGTAGCATATCGCGCTGCTTTGCGCGATTTACCGACGCACTCTAATTGGCCCAATTTGGAAGATGGTGATTGGCCGACTGCTCCTACATCTTAATATCTCTATTTCCATAGGCAGTAGAGATGGATGAAAAGCAGATACAGGCTTTAGTTGAGAAAGCAGCTAAAGAAGGGGCGCGACAGGCTCTAAGAGACATCGGACTTTCTGATGAGGAAGCATACGATGATGTCAAAGAGCTTCGCGGCCTTCTTGATGCATGGCGAGAAACTAAACGCACCGTAGGACAGACCGTAACCCGGATCTTTACTACGGCGCTTTTGACTGCTCTGGCAGCGGGCATTTGGATGAATTGGTGGCAGGGAGAGTAGCGGAATATTCAGCACAGACCGTACTAGACGGCCTTTACTTATTTAGTAATAGCTCTCTCGGTCAACAACTTACGATAAGTGATTTTTGTGCTGATTTTATAAATGCATTGTCCTGCGGGAAGATTTTTATTGAGTACTCAGACCATGACCACAAACCAATTGGCTGTATGACATGGTGTTTTTTGACAGACGAGCAAGCAGATTTAATGACGACAGAAGGCTATACACCAACGCTAGAAGATTACACCCGTGATGCGGGGGATCAGCTATGGATGTTTTGGACTATAGCTCTCCAAGAGAATGGTCGAAGTTTGGCTTACAAAGTCAAAAAACTATTCAATGAAATGTACGGCCGGAAAAAAGTTTACTGGGTACGGGACACAGATTTTCACACACGAATTCATCGGGGACATTCATAATGGGAAAGAAAAAGACAACTAACGTTACCAAGACCGGCCTTGGCGACCAACAGTTTCAGGATTTGACTGCCGGACAGAATACTTTAATGGCAGGCCAAACAACGCTTGGTGAAAATCAAGCTGCGATTGGTGCGGGCATTGATAATCTCAGTGCTGATGTGAACACGGGTTTCACTGATTTAAGTGCTGCCAATACTGCGAATACTGACAGCATCCTTGCGGGCCAGACGAACCTTCAAGATTTTCTGACGACACAGTCAGCTAATTTTACGTCTCAACTTGATGCCGCTAATGAAGCTCGGGCGCAGGCTGAAGCACAGGCCGCAGCAGCGGCACAGGCGCAAGCCCAAGCAGCCCAAGCACAAGCGGCGGCTTTGTCAGGTCTTCAAGGTACAACTGATACCGGCTTTGCAGATATGCGGCAAGGCTTTGCGGATACTCAGAACCGCTTTGATGACGCAACACAACATCGGGTGGATCTTGCTAATATCCTGTCAGAAGGACAAGAAAGGTATTATGGCCTACTTAGAGACGAAGCAGAGGCTACTAGAAACAATACTTTAGATGTCCGCGACATTCTTATGGGTGGTCAGAGCGGTCTTTTAGATAGGATAAATGAGTCTGAACTTGCTTTGCTAGAGCGTTCACAAGCCGCCCAAGACTATCTTGAAAATATTGCTACGACTAATCAGGCCGCAAACCTTGAACAGCAGATGGCAATTCAAGACTTGCTCAATACTTATGGCGGAAACTTGGATGCGTACTATCAAGACTTGGCTGCATCTAACGTTGCCTCTGCCGAGCGTCAAGGAGAGCTTCAAACTGGTCTAGATACCTTTAGGGCTGACCAAGCTCAGGCCAATACGCTGGGACAACAGCAACAGGCGCAGTTGTTGGATACTGTTCTGTCTGGCACTGACTCGCTAACAAACACTATAGCGGGTGTCGGAGATACTTTAGCCTCTGGACAACAAGGTTTGATGTCTCAGAGTGAAGCCGCAAGAAATGCCCTTACTGACGAAATTGCAGATGTTATGTCTGCTCAAGCGGCATCTGAGCAACTTAACAACATGAACTTTGCTCAAGTCTCTCAGTTGGTGACCTCTGGGTTTGAAAGTGACGATCCGCAATATCAAGCTATGAAGCAAGAATTTACGGATCGCATGGACTTCATGCAAAAGATTGTTTCTGATCAGAACCTAGATATTAGTGACGACTTGCGAAACACCTTCAATACGATGGTTACCAGTTTTGATGAGCAAGGTGCTTTGATCTCCCAGACTCAAGTAGGAAACGATGTAATCAAACGTGCTATTGATGATCAGGGAGATTTGTTCTTAACCCGATTTAATCAATATGGAGATCGTATCGCACAAGGCAACATGAATATTAATGTCCTGATGGGCCGCCTGAATGAGTTGGGATACGTCCCGGGTAGTTCACAAAATATGGCGAACACATCGGGTACAGCTTTGCCGCCTAGCGCATCGTTTGGCTCTTCAACAAATCCAGCCGCGCAAACTACAGGATAAGTCAATGACCCCAGATACTACATCAAACGCTGGCATTGACCTTATCAAGAAGTTTGAGGGTCTTCACAAAGTAATGGACGACGGCATGGTCCGTAGCTACCGCTGTCCGGCAGGACGCTGGACGATAGGCTACGGCCATATCAAAGGCGTCCGTTCTGGCATGAAGGTAACGGAACAAGAGTGCGAGGACTTTTTACGACAAGATTTAGAGTGGGTAGAAGCGGCAGTTAAGAAGCACGTTAAGGTGCCGCTTTCTACTTTGCAGTTCGATGCTTTGGTTTGTTTCGTTTTTAATATTGGCGAGACGAACTTTAAATCAAGTACGGCCCTTAAGCTGTTGAATAAAGGGTCTTATGACGAAGTCCCTGAACAAATCATGCGGTGGAATAAAGCTACCGTCAATGGAGAGAAGAAAGAGCTTAAGGGACTAACTCGTCGTCGTGCGGCGGAAGCTGCGATGTTCACAATGGATGAGCCGCTGGCTTCTTCCGGCGGGAACTTGATGATCCAGAAGCCTGAAGCATCTGCGACGAAACCACTGAAGAAATCTAAAACGATGGCCGGTGCGGGAGCAGCGGGTGTTGGTACTGCCGGAACTGCAATTATGGATACGGCAAGTCAGTTAGAAGCAGTGGTGCATTACAGCGACACTATTAAGTATGTGTTTTTAGCACTGACGGTTGTGGGCATTGCTTTCGTAGCGTGGTCCCGGCTGAAAGATCATAAGGAAGGCGTCCGTTAATGTTTGGAATATTCGGCAGCATTAAGACACTTCTAATGGCCGTGTTGAGTGCCGCCCTTCCCGTTCTGTATTTATTCGGACGCAAGGCAGGGGCACAGAAAGAGCAGCAAAAGACATTAGAAAGAATAGCCGAGAAGGAAAAACAGAAAGCCGAATTTTACAAGACATTGGAACGAAAGAATGCTGAAGAAAAGGCTAATACTCCTGACACTCGCGACGAGCTTACTGACCGCTTGCGCGAACACGGTCTATGAAACAGAACTGGAAATTTACTGCCCAGACATAGTTTCGTATTCCGATGAGTTTAACGCTCGTCTTATTGATGAGCTACAGGCCTTGCCGCCAGATTCTGTTGAAGACCCATCTGCGATAGTAACTGCTATTGCGAACTATGCCACTCTTCGTCGTCAAATAGAAAATTGTACTGAACAAAGAGACTCTGCGAATGGCAACTGAAATAACTGTACCAAATTTAGATGTCGATACAGCCGTTGCGTCGGGGGCTTTTACGGACGGAGCGGAAGGACAAGGGGCTAACACTGATGTAACTTACAGCGGTCCTTTCGGTAATTTTACTTTAACGCCCGAGCAAATTGCTGCGGCTCAAGCTGCTGCTTCAGGCGGAGGCGCTGCGGGTACTCCTAATACTGCAAGCTCTGTGGCAGCTAATGCGGACACTGTCGGCGGCGTAAACGTAGCGGAAACATCCGCCAATATTCTGGACAATCCGGTAGAGTTTCTGACCGGACAAGGAGCAACGCTTACTGGCGCGGTTGACGCCATTGATCCAAATGCAACCGGCACGAACCTTGATGGCTCTGACTACAACATGAATGTTGACGGGCTGTCTGGCACTGCTACCCAAGTGGGTACTGCAACAGCCGGTGCCCAAGGATACGCGGCAGAGCTTGGGTCCGCCCAACAAGCAGCAGATGTAATTGCGCGAGACGCAACTACCGTTGATGCCGTTACGACACAAGATGCAGTCGAGATGGCTAACGCCGAGCTAGAGGCGGCTACGGCAGAAGTTACCGACGACGCCCTCGTTAATGTTGATATGTTCGACATGCAGGGCTTGGCGACAGGCATCAACGAAGACGGGTCTATTAATGAAGTAGGTAAGGCGTTTAACACCGTCTATACCCAGAACATTTCTACAATCGTTGATACCAGCACCGTAAGCGGAAAGATGCTGGCCCAGCGCCTTGGAGAAGGTAACTACTTAGACGCTAAGGCGACGGTTACCGGCCAGCTTGCGATGATAAGCGAGGACTTTGTTGACCCGGTAACCGGCGAGACAAAGATCCCTCCGTATGCTGCAGCGGCTCTTAAGGGAGTCAACCGTATGATGGCCTTCAAAGGTGTAACCGGTACTGCGGCCTTAAATGCTGTGGCTGCTGCGACGATGGAGTCCATCCTCCCAATCGCACAGTCTGAAGCTACGATCTTTAACAATCTTGTTGTGAAAAACCTTGACGCCCGGAACACACAGGCGTTGAACACGGCCAACATCTTGTCCCGTATGAACATGGCGGACCTTGATGCGCGAATGACGCAAGCTGTGACGAATGCCAAGACGTTTATGACTTACGATCTGGCAAACCTTGATAACGAACAACAGACCGCAATATTTAAAGCACAGGCTCGTCAGCAGTCGATCATGGAAGACGCAAATCAGATGAATGTGATGCGTCGTTTCAATGCTGAAAGCGAGATGGAGATGGCTAAGTTCTATGACAACTTAGGCGCTCAGATAGAACAGTTTAACGTGTCCCAGATGAACTCTATGACACAAGCCAATATGGCTGCAAAGAACCGCGCAGCAGAATTTAGTGCTGATGCGGCCAACACTGTGTCGATGTTTAATGCCCAGCAACGCAATACGACTGCTATGTTCAATGCGGAACAGCTAGACCGCATGACGCAGTTTAATTTGAATCTTGAGAATAACCGGGAACAGTTTTATCTCGACATGCAGTACCAAGTAGATGCCTCAAACGCCAAGTGGCGTCAGGCCGTGACACTGCAGAACAATGAGAATGAGTTCAATGCGGCTGCAATTGATGTCCGTAACATCGTTAATTTGACTTCAGAGCAGCTTAATCAGCTTTGGGACCGGGCAGACAGCCTGTTGGATTATGCGTGGCGCGAGGGCGAGAACGAAAAAGACCGTGAAACTAGAATTGAAGTTGCCAAGCTGCAAGCAGAAGCACAACGTTATGCGGCAAGAAAAGGTTCACAGGGCCAAGCAGCGGGAGGTCTTGGTAGCGCCTTGGGTTCTATTGCAGCGGCTGCAATCTTTAAATTCTCAGACGAGCGGCTTAAAGAAAACATTGAAGTACTCAAAGTAATGCCTAATGGAATTGAAATTGTAAGTTGGACATGGAACGAAACTGCTAAGAAACTTGGCCTTACCAACAGCTTTAATTTTGGTGTGATTGCCCAGCAAGTAAAAGATATTTTGCCAGATGCGGTGCTTATGGATGAAGCCTCTGGGTACTACAGTGTTAACTACTCGGAGATTTTTTAATGACTTTTGAAGAGGCAATTATTGAATCTGTTCGTCAGTACTACAAGGGCAAAGATCCAGAAAACTACATGGAGGCCCGGGGCGAGGATATTAAATACACCCGCGAGTACTTTGATAAATTAGAAGCTGAAGTTTTAGATGAACCAAAGACAAAAAAGAAATCTAAAAAAGACATGACGGAGGGTGACGATGATCAGCCCTAATGTATTTGATGGCCCAATCCCCGGAGCCAATTTTACTTCAGACGAGCGCAATTGGCCGTGGCACCGAGCGCCAGATATTACGGATACTGATGAAGCCTTAGACTATATCGCTGCTCAGTTTGCAGAAACCAGTAGAGGTTTTCGATATCTAAATTTTCTAGAAACCGGGGTGCCTATTACTACGGTTGTAGATATGGTTTTGACTTTGGGGATTGGTAACGGCAAATGGACGCCAGATTTTGCGTTACTCCTTGCTGGTCCGACAGCCCGATTGATTGAGATTATGGCTAAAGGCTATGGGGTTGATTACGACCTCGGTATCGATGAGCCTAACCTTGAGCCGACATCAGAATTTTTTAAAGAACAGAATCGTATTTCGGCGGCAATAGAAGAAGAGTTGGAAACGCCAGTAGACGAAGAACAAGAGGCCCCTGAAGAAATGGGAGGTTTGATGTCTGCTTCTAGGGCCGAAGAACAGCAAATAATGTTAGGCCAATCTTCCGATGAAACGGACGTAGAGGAACAAGCTGATGAGTAGTGGGGCAAATTTTGCGGCGGGTTTTGCGGGAGGGTTCGCAGATACTTTTGAACTCGGGATGCGCCTTGAGCAAAATAAAGTAGATTCTCAGGTCCGTGATTTTATTTCAAAAAGAGACGCTTATTTAGCGGAACAGGAAAAAGACCGAGAGCTTATTGAACAGGCCAAACAACTTGCGGAGTCTTACGGCCAAAGCAATCTTTATCAAGATCAGGAAAATCCGCTCGACACTAATGTGTTGTGGGTAAACGCCTACCAACTTCTTAAAGCAGGGGATACTGTTGATAACGTAAAGACCCAATTACGCAAGGGCCGATTTACTCCTCAAGAAGGTATGTATGATCCGCTGGATCAAAGTGCATCTACTGCTCGGCTGCCTGCTAATTTGCAAAATCCAACTCAAATGCGAGATGCCGTATCAGATATCAACGATAGTATGTCTGATCAAATGACGGACTTGGGTTTTGACTCTGATGAATTGTGGAACCGAGTTTTAACTACCGAGTCAAACAACTTGCATTTCCAAGAAGATGGCCGTGTTACTACGTCTCCTAAAGGGGCGCTGGGCGCTGCACAAATCATGCCTCAAACGGCTATGCAGCCGGGTAATAACGTCCCAACGATCTTTGATATGGCCCGGGACATGGGCATAGCCGTAGGAGCAGAAACAGAGGAGGTTGCGAAAGAGCTTCTTGCTAACGAAGATCTTAATCGCAAGTTTGGCCGTGCATACTTTGATGCGATGCAAACTCGCTTTGACGGCGATCCGGCAAAAACTTTGATTGCTTACAATGCTGGACCGGATGTAGCCGAAGCATATAGTGGCGATAGGTCCGCGTTACCGCCCGAGACTCAGGGGTATTTGGCTAAAAACCTTGGGCTTGTTGATACGGTCACCCCGACGGAGTCTGTTTCTCCCGAGACTCCGGTTTCTAGTGAAAAAGAAGAAACGTCAGGTGGCCTGATGTCTAGGCTGTTTGGCGATATGTTTGCTGGGGAGCAAGTCCGCGTTCGCAATAGTGTCCTTGAACAGCTTGGAGTAACGGAAGAAGAATACGCCCGGTACTCCAGCCCCTACTCCACTCCTGCTTTTGGAAAAGGGTATAAGTTTGAGCCGTTCTTTGATCCAGAAGATCTGCCCGAATATATGGACCTAGCTAAAGCGACTCAGTCAAAAATTGATGGCTTTATTGCTGCGGCAGAAACCGATGTAGAGAGAGGAGTTGCTAATGCTCCGGCTGCTTTGGCCTCACTTCAGGAATTGAAGCGCGGCTATAGCATGGATTGGGCAGATCCCGCACAGATAACAGATAGTAATTTTATTGGCGGTAGGATCGCAGCAGAACAAAATCTGGCAAGAGTAGAAGCTAAGGAAAACGTTACCGAAGAAGAGTTAGAGCAAGCGCGTCAGTACGTTGAGAATTATACCCTGTATGAACAAAGATCTATTGCAGATCCTGATAAAGACTACTTAGAGGGTCTTAATGACAATAACTGGTTGGTGAAGTTTACTCAGGCTATGTCTGCGGGTAAACCAGAGCAAGCGCGGAACATTATTGAAATTACACTTGAGAATGCGGTTGAGATACCAAACAACGATCACGAAGTTTGGATGGCAAGCCAACAAGCCCGTTTCAACACCATGATCAGTGCGCTTCAACAGAATGCAGATAATGCAAGAACTGAGCCTGAAAGGGCTGCGGCACAAGCGGCAGTCGAGCGTGTACAGCAGCAGCTAGACTTCTTTACGGGTACTGTTGTTCCAGAAGTTGAGGAAATTCTAACCGGGACTAGAGCGCCGATTGAAGACTTGTCCTCGTCTGCGATTTCGTTCCGTTTAGCTAATGGGCACTATGAAGACGAAACTGAACGAGCCGAGCTAGAAAGCCTTCTTACAATAAAAGAAGAGGAAAAGATAGCAGAGCAGGGCATTGGACGGATAGGTGATAATGTTGTCTTGCTTGTTAAGAACGCCGACGACACTACTTCTGCTCGGATTGGTCAACGAGGGTTCAATAGAACTACTGGGAACAATACATACATTGGCTATGACGGCTCTTCTCTTCTTGGCGAGGGTGCTTCCATTGTAAGAGAAATAACCCAAGAAGAAAGTGATGCAATACAAAGAGGCATAACAAGTATCAGTGAGCCGATCTCTGTATATGACAATGCCCGGGCTAAATTTATAGAAGTACTAAATCCCGGCATGGAGGCGTTGTCTATTCTGGAACAAAACCCAGAAGTTCTGACAACCGTGGGCGGGTTCACTACGTTCTTTGAAAGAATTAAGACAGAGCTTAAAAGTGTTGAGCGGCTGTCAATGGATCAGATTGACGGATTTGTTAGAGAGGCCTTTGATTTAGACGCTGCTGAAACTGGCATTGGTTTTGCGGGGCGATTGGCAAACTCTGCTGATGCTACTTCTCGGTTCCGATCTAAGATTTTGTTAATGGCGTATCGCATTGGTGGTGCGGAAGGACAAACTGGTCAAGGCATGTCTAACAAAGACTTTGATCGGTTTATGCAAGTTATACGCAGCAGTTCTAATTCAAGAACATTTGCAACTAACCTGATGTCTTTCTTGAATGAAAAGAAAGAAGGCGTAAATCGCCTAGCAGTAGGCTTGCAGAATAACCCAACCGTGCGCGATTTAAACAGCCGTTACGCGGACAACCCACGGATGGTTGCTTTGCTAGATGGATTTAAGAACGTCGATGATTATTACGCAATGTTGAATGCGTCCAAGACTCGGACTGACGGTGCTTTTGATCACTACGAGTACTATTCTAAGTTGGATCTTGCAAGGTTTGGTGAAGATGCATCCGTAGTACCGGCAGCGTCCGCTACTCCTACAGCGGCGGTAACGGTTAGTACTGTTGCAGATTTTAGAGCCGCTCGACAGTCAGGTGGCGCTGTCAAACTAATAATAAATTCTGCTGAAGAACTGGCAGCATTTCAGGCAGCGTACCCCGGTAAATTTGATGATGCCAAGGTGGGAACGACCTATAACGTTGGTGCCCCTTAAAAACAGTATTGGTAGCTAAGAATGGCGGATAACAATCAAATTGATGATGATTTTGTACTGACTCCGGCAACGGAAGAAGACGATTTTGTATTGACTCCAGACACGGACGACGATGCGTTTTCTTTGACGGCCGTTGCCCCTCCAGAGGGTGTGTTGCCCCCGCCTGCCGAGGGTATGTACAGTGACATACTAAGCCCCAGCTTATATCAGTCATTTAAAGCTTCCTCTGCTGCGCCAGAGTTCTTGGCTGAGGAACTGCCGGAAAATACCTATAATCCAATGGAAGCTTTTACTCGGGCCTTTGCGCGTTACGAAGCCTACGAGAACTCCCCCAACGTAGAAAAAGGCCCACTAGGGGGCTTGACTTGGGTAAATCCAGAAGACCCCACAGACAGGAGAATTGTCCCCAGACCGGGAATTCCTAGTGCCGTATTTGGTGGCGATTTTGGCCCAAGCTTTAGCGAAAAAATGGTGTCTTCGGGCCGTAACTTTGCCAGAAATATTGCCGAATTTACTGAGTCTGGATTGGCAAATATTGGCATAGGCGATGAAACTATTGATAGTTCTTCTATGCCTCGTCTGGTAGCAGACGATAGGTCTGGCTTTCTTGATAAGCTAATTGTTGAAGAAGGGGCCGCTACTGCGGCAGGACTAGCTACTGGTGCGGTAGTTTTACGGGGTTTGGCTGCGTTGCCTACGCTTGTGCGTTATGTCAGTACCCTTCCTGTTATGTCGGCTACCGAAGGTGTGATCTTTGGTGCGGGAATTGATAAAGACAGTACGTCCCTAATAACGGGCGAAAACGCCATGTTTGAGTTGATGGGAATTGATGTTGACCCCAATTCTCCAGAAGCCGAACAAGTTTTTCGCAAAAAAGTAAACTTAATTCTAGACACTGCTGCTACCACGTTAGGCGCGGACGCGGTTTTAAAAACAGGCGGGTTACTTTTTAATGTTTTAGGTTCTATTAGTGGTGTCAACGTTTTAAGCAGAATTCTATCAACCTCAAAGCAAGAACAGGCTTTGGGGGAGGATCTTTTAAAGATTGTTGCAGACCTTGATCCGTCAGATGCTAATTACAATGAAAGCATAGAAAGGATCGCCACGCTTTTAGAGGAAAATAAAGATCTTGTCATCGACTTCCAGATAGAAGGCATAGAAAACGTCGATATAGTTTTAGACACAGCAACGGCTATGCAACGTGCGGCCCAAGACGGTGATATTGAGGGGCTGCAAGAGGCCGTAGCAGGGCTTCAAAATTTGTCCCGGGGTACAGCAACCCGTCCCGGCAGTAGAGGCTTAACACAAACTGCTGCTGCTCAACCAGAGCAAGCCGTGGCAAATGTGCTAGAAGACGCTCAAACTGAAGAGGCGTTTGGTCGAATAGCAGAAGGCACGGGGCAGAACGCAGGCCCCTTCAAGGAGTCGGTGACACAAGTGGCCGGGGAAGAGCTTGCAATGCGCCCGGAAACCGTTACTCGGGAAGCTCTTACAGCAAGACAAAATGAGTTGGCCGGAGAAATAAGCCAGTTGCTGCAGGAAGACATTCCGTTCATTAGTCAGATTGAGGATATCTACCGTGCTGTAGGCTTCGATACTACCAATGCAGCAGCGAAATCACAGGACCAGCTAGTAGACGATCTGCTAGAGGCATCCCGTGTGATGACCGAGCGCAAGAACAAAAATTATGAGGCAGTAAGACAACTCGGCGGTGAGATTGATGGGGATGCCATTTTCGATTTGATGGATGAAATTGCTTCTGACGAGCAGCTTTTTAGTAACATTAATCTGGCTGTCGCCACACGTTCTGACTCAACGACAGCATTCCGAGATTTTCTCAGACGATCACGGCCTCAAGAAATCGTTGAAGACGTTACTGAAATAGTAGACGGTAAAGAGGTCGTTAAGAAGGAAACTCGTGTGGAAACAGCGGACGAAGCCCGGGCGCGATTTGTTAACGAGCTTGATCAAGCGGGTGTAACCTACGGCGATTTGTTTGGTAAGATTTCTCCTGCCCTGTCAGATGCCATGTCTGATTTGAAGGCAACGGGAACTACGGTGGATGCTGCCAGCAGGCGGCTACTTGAAAAGTTTCAGGATTATATCGGCACAGATGCTTTGCAGTTTGCTGCCAAGAACAGCGATAACGGCGATGATATCTTAGAGGCGGCACAAGAAGCTACGCGCTACTTCAAAGAAGACTTCGCCCCGTATTGGCGTGGTGGTGGTCCTCTGGAAGAAGTGGATCGGGTTCGTCGTCAGAACTTCGGTCTAGACAGCCGGAGTGCCCAGACTCAGTCCGTCGGCCTCCAGCAAACAAGCAACCTTCTAGAGGTGCCGTCTAATCGGCCTTATGTTACCCAGCTTATCGAGTTGTCCCGGCAGACTACAGGGGACGAGGCTCTTAACCTTAATCCGAACAGCGTGACGGACTTTATCATTGGCGATGTTGTCCAGCGCATGGGACGGAATGCAGACCGTACTGCCGAAGTAGCAGGAGACGTAGCGCCTGTTGATGTTGTGCAAAGTGTTAAGGAAGAGCTTCAGTCTTACGCCAACTTGATACGGGATTCATACCCGGACCAGTACGACAGAATTGTTGATTTCTCTAACCGCCTAGATGACACAATGGGCACAGCACAGAGCAATCGCAAGATGCTGGAGGAAGCTGAGACTGCCTTCCAAGCCGCGCAGGAAGACATCTACAACAACCGCTATAAAGCTTTGTTCCGCGATGCGGGAGAGATGGTAGATAACCCGTATGCAGCCCTGTCGTCTCTAATTAATAGTGCGGAGGGCATGCCCCAAATTCGTACTCTGCTAGAGAGTGGCGATGAAGCAATTATCCGGGGAGTAAAGTCGGCATATACCCAGAACCTCCGGTCTAAGATTGTCACGGCCGCCAAGAACCAATCTGGTGGCGCAACTCTTGGGCAAAGATTTACTCAACAAGCAATTGATGAGATTAGTCCGATTATCGCCCGAGGAAACGAAATATTTGCTGATCAGCCGGAGTTCATGCAGGGCTTGACCAGCCTGATGGAAGTATCTGGTCTAGTACAAAGAACTAGAAATGCTAGGCCCACTACGCTGTCTGGGTCCAACACAACCCAAAGTATGAACCTAGACCAGCAGTACAAACAGCTAGTGGATCGCCAAGTTACAATCTTATTTGGCCCTCTCAGCCGTATCGGCGCACGACTTCGGGTTTTTGGAAAGCAGCTTGGTAATCGTGTTGATCAAGACTTTGCTACAAGGACGATAGATTATGCCTTGTCAAACCCAGATGAGTTCATTCGTCTAATTCGTTTGGCTGGACAGGCAGGAAAAGACGGCAACAAAATTCTATACGGGGTTCCTGTTCCGAATGAGGCGCAAAGGCGCATTCTGTTCAGGTATTTGGCCCGGGCTGAAGTGTATAACGGCACTGAAGAAGAGTTTAACGAAGACTATGAAGCAGCCCTGCAGCAAAACTTGCAGGATGCAACTGATGTACAAATGCAGGAGCTTGGCCTGCAGTAATGTCCCAAGCGTTTCACATATTCATGTTAATTGTAACTGTTAACGGCGAGATCATATCGGAAGATATGGGGTTCTACAGTATAGATCGGTGCCAATACTTTGCGTCCAGATTGAACTGGCAGCATAGGTCACCGAGCGTAGGCCCGAACATAACCGCCTACTGCGTACCACAACTGCACGATCCAGAAAGCGGTGTACAGGTTAACATTTACACTTAGGAGTTGGACTCTTGGACCCAGCTACAGTATTGGCAACAGTCAAGGTAGGACTGTCGGCTGCTCAGACCGTGAAGAAGATCCTTCACGAAGGGCACGATATCGCTATGGCGGCGAGTCGGCTCTCAACGTTTTTTGACGCTAAAGATAAGCTACTAGAAGCAAGTCAACAGGTAGAGAACCCCAGCTTACTCGCTAAGACTTTCGGGGCCAAATCAATCAAAGGACAGGCTCTTGCAATCACCTTGCAGCGCAAGAAGATGCAGGAGGTCGAGACTGAGCTTAAAGAGCTTTTCTTATACACGGGCAACATGCCGTGGTATGAGGACTATCAAGACGAAATCAAACGGATACGCCGTGCCAGAGCAGTAGAAGCTAGGCGCAAGGCGCAGGCCCGGGCAGCTTTTGTTGATGGCATTACAATCTTAGCGATACTGCTTTTGACAATTGGTTCTACAATAGGCTTCGCAGTTTTCTATAAAGAGGTGGTGATGTGATATGAGTATGATAAAAGTAATCGGGCGTACCGTCCGTGGAATGGTTCAGACAATGACTGAGACACAGGCAGGATTTGCTACACTGGCCCTGCTCGTTGCTATTGTTCTGGTTGGTTGGATCTTTTGAGGAGAATGACTATGTGGACTAAACCCACTTATGAAACAGTGCGCCTCGGCTTTGAAGTCACAATGTACTTCAAGGCACGATGAGACACTGTTACGTTTGCAATCGATGCGGCGTCCCTATTGAGGGGGCGCCGTGTCCTGAATGCCGTCGCCTCAGAGAAGTCTCTCCTACAACTACTTA